TGACCGGCCACCGCTTCATAGCAACGCGCACATTGCGCTTGACGACCTCGCCATCAATCGCGCGCCATTCTTCCCACGTCGTCAGATAGTCGTCCGTCTCTTCCGCCCCCTCGGAATACGCCAGAGACGACAGCGGCATCATGCCTCGGCTTGTGAAGACATCCACTATTCCACGCCCTCAATCTTGCCGTCAGAACCGCGTCGAACCTTACGTGGCCCTCCGATCTTCTGAACCGCCTGCGCCATCGCGGCCATGCTTGCCGCCACACTTTGTAACGCTTGGCTTGTCTGATCGCCTTGTTGCCTCAATGTCTCAGCAAGTGACGTCAAAACTTTAGTTTGCATTTCGTCCTCGCTTCCCTCCGGCTCCAATTCCTCAACCGGCGCCATCCCATCATTCGCCGCCGGCATGCCACCCATCAAGCCCGCAGGCTCCATCGGATCGGCTTCCATCCCAGCGCCCAACGTCTCGTCCAAACCCGCCAGCCCCTGCGCTAGCAAGTCCTCCAAAACCGCACTTGCCTGCGGATCATCCGGCGGGATGCCATCCGCGCTTGCGTTGCCATACATTCCCGACCGCGCCAACTCCGCATTGGTTGCAACCGCCGCTTGAGCAATGGCGTTCTCCCGTTCCAGTTGGATCTTGGCTTCCATCTTGAACCGCTCAAGCGCCATGTCGTTCTGCGCCTTCTCACGCTCAAGCGCCATTTCCTGCTGCGCTTTCTCGGCGTCCAGCTTGGCCTTCATCTGCGCCAACTGAATATCCGCCTGCGCCTTCATCATCGCCGGGTCTTGCTTCGGCTGCGGCTTATACGGCGGCTGCTCGGTCGGGTTCTTCCAATACCGCGCAGGATCGCCCAGGCCGGCATTCTTGACCAAATCTGACAGTGTGTTGTGATACTGCTCAAGCCCTACCAGCGGATTTTCCGGCCCGAATTGCATCAAAATCTGCTCTTGCGTCTGCTTGATTGGCATCAGGTGCATGAGCATCTGATCCTTCTTGCCGGACCCAAGGCCGACCTTAATCTCCATATCAAATCCCTCGCGCCATTCACGAGGATCAATGTCCGCCCACGCCCCGCCCATCCGCATCTGCATGGGCTTATCCTGATACTTTTGCAGCAACTCGAACACGCGCCCAAAGGCATCGCGCACGCCGGTCTCAGCAAAGGTCCGCGTGATCAACTCCACGCGCTCCATACGCGCATCGTTGATAATGTTAGCGCCGGTCGCGCCGCCATCCTGCGAAATCACGTCATCCGACAACTCGCCCGGCGACTGCGGCAGCCCAGTCCGCAACTCGCGCACCTTGTCCATGTATCCAATCATGGCCATCGGCAACGTCGCGTCGAACGGCATGGAAAGCGAGCGGATCATGCCCGGCGCCTTCACCCGCTTGATCCCGCCAGGGCGCGAGATGAGCATGTCGTCTATATTGACCTGCCCTTCCACAACCTCCCACATCGGGCTATTCGCCTGATACATTCCATCCAGCGATTGCCGCAACGTGACCGTCTTGATCTCTTGCAAATCCATCGTTTGATCCGCAATGGACAGGCCCTCGATCCGGTGCGGCATGATCGTTGGCGTCAAGCACGCATAAGGATGGCTGTCCACCTCGTCATTAGCCAGGATCACGGTCGCCTGCGGCCCAGCACACACAATGCGGCGCATCTCGGCGTATCCGTCTCCGTCATAGTCAAGCGGCATATAAAGCTCATACACCCACTTCTTAGCGCTGGCCGGATCGCTCTCCGCGTCCATACCCCACCCAAGCGCGTTGGACTGGTCAACTCGCGTCAACCGCTCAAGGTTAAACTCGGAAAACCCGCCCGGCTGGATTTGGTCAATCAGGTCGCGGTCATATCCTAGGTCAACCAATTCGGACGCGGTGTATTCCCACATGTCGCCCAAAATGCGCGACGATTTGATGTCCCGCGCCCAATAGTCGAATAGGAAATTTTCAGGCGGGATCGGGTCAACGCAAACCTTGCCGGGAGACCGGATAACGCGCGCCTCCACGTCATACAGACGCACTCCCGGCATCAACTCCAACTCGTAGCTTTCCGCGCTTTCGACCGTCACATCGTCGTTCTTTTGCAGCATCTGGAATTGCTGCTCGGTCAATTGCTGGTAGCACTCAACAGACGATTGCGGCGACTTGTCCCACCATATCTTGACCGTGCCAAGCCGCTGCAACAGCGCATCCTTGAACCACGTATAGTAGTTCTGGAACCCGTTGTTCTGGACGTTCCAGACGTGGTTGATCAAGTCCGTCGCCTGCTCGGCGCCACGCTCTTGCCCCGCCCGGCGCGCCTTCATCTCAACAGGCGGGCCAGAACCAAACACCTTCATCAGAGACGGCATCAGCCCATCGACTGTCTCTTGCACGTCGCGCGACACCACCTGCGACCGGCCCGCGACCTCAATCCCCAAAGGATCGCCGCGATAGTATTTCAGCGCCTTTGCGCGGTCCTGCGAAATACCTTGGATCTGCGTCAACGCGCCGGTCACGGACATGCGCGCGCCAATGTGCGACGCAAGCTCAGTGTCGCTCATTTTGCCACGGCGCACGCGCACCAACATCAGATCACACTTTCGATATATTTGATCGGCGCGAACCTGGCAGGCTCACGCATCACGGCGCCATAACGGAACGCATCCGCCGCATGCGATGCCCAATCATGGCGCGGCGCCAGCTTGAACACGCGCATCTTGTCATTGTATTCGGCCTGATACCACTTCAACGCCTCGATACCCGGCGCGCACTTTTCCTCATCGAACCAGCAGCGAGGCAGCAACATTCGCGACGCCTCAATCCCATCCTCAAGCGTCAGCTTCGGCGCCACATCGAACCGGATGCCCAACTCGTCCGCCATCTCGCGCCGGCTGCGTCCGGTGCCCAACTCGCGCACCTCGATGTCATGCGGCGCGACGTGGCGGCTGTAGTTGTAGGGCTTGGCGTTTAGGGTCTTGACCAGCGCCGGCAACCCCTCGCCCTGCGTCTCGTGATAGTCGATCAGCCGAACCTCACCACCCGGCGAGCGTTGGGCAAACCAGATCACCGTCGCATCGCCCATGCCCAGATCCCACCACGTCTCCACCTGGATCATAGGATCATACGGCACGCGCGTGATGCGCTTTTCATCCATCGCAGCGCGCATCAGTTTGCCATAATAGGCGCCCGGCACCGCCGCCTCAAACGAGCACTCATATTCCTGATCAAACTGATCGGGCGACATCATCTTGCGCGCGTCGTCCAATTCCTCGCCGTCCAGAATGCCGGTCTCGCTGGCGCGCAGCATGAGCGCAAACCAATCCTCGCTTTTCCCCGCGTCGCGCCACGTCTCATAGAAGGCGTTCTGGCCCTTTGGCGTGCCGAGGAACACGGCCCAGCCCTTGCGATCAGACAGCGCCGGGCGGATTACCTCGGGCCACGCGCGCGGGTCGAATAACGCGTATTCGTCCAGCACCACGCCATCGAGATAAATCCCGCGCATCCGGTCGTAATTCTCCGCGCCGTAAAGCCTGATCCGCGCGCCGTTGAAGAAGGTCACGCTCAACTCGCTCTCAGATACCGTCAACCCCGGCACGTCGCGCACATACTGCTTGAGGTAGCCCCACGCGATATCCTTGGCCTGCGTGTAGGTCGGCGCGACATAAGCGAACCGCCCGTCCCGTTTATCGCACGTCAACGCGGCGTCAATCAGGTCACACACGCATGCCACGGTCTTGCCGGCGCGGCGATGGCACACAAGGCACGCCCATCGCTGCGTCCGCTCGTGGAACGGAACAAACTGCTCGCGCGCACGATAGCCCAGATCAATCTCGGCCACGGCGCGGAACCCCCGTCTTGATCACAATGGTCTGAGTGCTTTCCTCCTTGTCCGGAAGCACCTTTGCCATGAACGCCGTGGCCGCGTGGACCTGGACCGGCTGCGCGTCGATCTGCCCCGTGGCGATCATGTGCAGGTGATCCATCAATTCATCGGCCTGAGCGCGGCGGCGCATCCCCTTGTCCGTAATCGTGCCGGATGGGTTGCCGCTTTGGCCGGGCGCAGGAAGCCGCAATGACGGCGCGCTATTGCCGGCGCCCTTAGCCGGGCCGCCCCAGCCCGGGCCGTTTCCGCGTCGCGTGCCGGACGTAGGGGGGCGGAGCTTGCCGGCCCCGCCCTTAACCTTCGGAGGCATCAGAAGCGGTTGCCGGCGCCTGCCTTTACGCCCTTGGCCCCGAATGCCGGCATGGGCTTCTTGGACCCGCCGAGCGTCTTGGTGCCGCTGCCGCCGCCTTTGGTGATCTTCAGGGGCTTCATCGAGTTGCCCTTCGCTGCCTTCATCGTCGTATCTCCTCGCGGGTCAGGGTGCATGCACGCGCGGCCCGCTCGCGCGCTAGGTCATCAGCCCATGTAGCTGGATTGGTCTAATTCCTCGCGGCGGCGACGGCGCTCCTCTTCTGTTTCGTCGAAGGAATCGCCGCCCGTGTTGCGCCTATTGCCGCGACCATTCCGGTCGTCCTCGTGCCCACCCGTCGGCACGGGGTTGACCTGCTGCGCCGCCATCGTGCCCATGCCCGGCGCCTGTGCGCCCGTGGGCTGCTGCGCGGCGGGGATGCCCGCGTAGCCTGCCATAAGAGACCGGATCAGATCTGTGCCCTGCGGCCCGCCCATCCCCATCATCTGGTTGATCGCGGGCATATACGACGCGATGGCCGGCCCCGCGCCTGGCATAGGCTGCTGCGCGCCCGGCTGCATGCCGGCGTAGCTCATGGGATTGTATTGGGCATACCGCGCGAGACTGCGCGCCGGGCCTGCCGCCGGCAGCACCACGCTATCAGGCGTGCCACCGCCACCGCCACCGCCGCCACCACCTGACATCGGGTTATCCTATCTCGATTTATGGGAATATGGGCGAAAATCGCCACGATAGACAAAACATGGGGGCTATCTGTCGGAAATGTCAAGCGGTATCGCGTGGGACGCCATAATAGTCCGCGAGTAAATCTAGGCCAATGGCCAGCCGTTCCCGCGCCGCGTGGGGATTTTTGGCCACGTGCTGCGCCCACCGCGCTAGTGACCAGCCCGCCAGGACCACGAGCGCCACCACGTCCCACACATGCGCACAGGCGTCTTGAGCGGATCGGCACCGGCGCATTGCGTCTAGTCTCGTGGCAGCCGGCCCAGCGCCAATCGTGGCTGAGCGTGGCGCGCCGAGCCGCATGATGCTGTCCACCGTGCCGACCTCGTGCGCGATTTCATAGTCATCCCGGAGCCTGCGCGATGCCTCAAGGTGCCGGCGCGTGATCGAGCGAGGCGAATGGGCGTGGAGCTTGACCAGCGGATCAGCGACGCGGAATCCGTAAACCTGGCGCACGGTGCGCGTGCCGGTTTTATGGATGTGGTCCGGGTCATCCCATTGGGAAGGCTCGATTTTCCCCGTGGCGATTTGATGCAGCGGCGGAGCGATAGACCGCGCGCGCGTTTGGTTTGGATCGCGTGCTAGATTTTTCACCCGCTCGATCACTCCGCCGTTTTCAATCGACGCAATCGATTAGCATGCCGGTTTAGCGCGCGCAATAGGGCCTACAACGGCATGAGGACGGATTTGTAGGCCCTATTTGCGTTGGCGCAGAACCGCCGGGTCAGGTATTTCGGAACCGCTGCCAAGCAATTCCATCGCCCCCGTGTCCGCCGGCCCCGCGCTGGTGGCGCGGGGGCTTTTATTTCCGCGCAACATTCTTTCCTTTTACCGCGCATCGCGCTTTTCCGGTTGACGCGCTGCGCGGCACGGGATACGTTGTTTTCATCAAGCCGGGATGGTCCGGCGCTGAAGGAGACACGGAAATGCTCAAACTTATCAGCCGCTACGAGGACGCGCCCACAATCTCCAACGCGCGTAAAATTGTCGCCCACGCTGTCAAGCACCCCATGGCGCTGACTTTTCTCACCGCAGACCAAACAGCCACAGTCTATGCCGCCCGCGCGGCCATCGAAAATTCCTAACCCACTCCAGGAGACACGGAAATGAGCACCCACCCCGCCGAATATCCTCCATTCTACGAGGATGAGGACTTCCCACCTTTGGCCGGACAATTCAGCCTGATCACTAGCCAGGCCGGTGAAATCGCGGAGAATATCGGGGATATGGCTGACAATCTGTTTTGCACCGGCAAGAGCGCCGACGCGATTACCCAAGCCGACGTTGACCGCGCCGTGTCTATCCGTGATCGCCTCCGCGCCATTGCGAAGGAAATTGAGGAGTTTGACCAATGACCTCCACCCAGGAGACACGGAAATGAGCAATACTTGGACATGGCTGGTATCTTTCGGGGATTTCCGCGAGAGCGTGTGCATTGAGCGCGACGGAGAGAGAGCGGTTCGATCGTTTCTGCGGAAGCACGATGGTCACGAGACGTTTAAGCGCCCCGCCGGGTATCATTGGGATGGAGGCAAGCTATGACCTCCACCCACTCACGCAATTCTGGCAAGGAATTCACCGCCGAAGCTCGGCACGACGCGGCCATCC